TTACAAATATTTACTTTTTATTAAATTTTACCACAAACAAATTCTTATTTTTATACTGTTTATCGTGAATCAGTAATGATTCTGCGAAAGGGACTTCTTCAATTATTACAGTGAAATATCCGTGCTCTTTAAAAAACCAAGAATTATTGACGATTTGTGGCATTTTTGTATGCTTATATGTTGCATGAAAGTTACGCATTTCTCGTTCTGTACTAAAAAACAAAATACAAGTTAATGTCTTAAAAGATTGCTTTATAGAATTTACTGTCTCAAAAGAAGAATTAAACGCTTGTTTGTTTAATCTATATAACTGCTGTGACTGCTGTAATTGTATTTTTTGTTGAATAAATGTTCTGGGAGCATTCGGTGCGTCGTGTATACTGTTAATCGGATTAAATGACCCGTTAGTATAATGTGCCCATAATTCAATATCAACTATATTAATATTTTGCTCAACACCTTCTATTTTTATTGAATAATCAAAAGCATTTGAGATATATCCCCAGTCAAAGAATTGTATTGCATTCATCTTATTAGTAATTTGTCATTAGTCACTTGTCATTTGTTTCCCCTTCGGAGGCTAGGGGGGATTATACATTCCGTATATCTATATAACACTTTTGATTCCATATACTTACCACAGCAGTGGAGCCATCACCCCCATTGAAGGCATTATCCCCCGTGTAGATAATCGTCTTGCCAGTACAGCTGAAGGTAACAGCACCTCCTGCATATATTTTTCGAAAGGATACACAATCCAAATGGGCTAAGTCTTTCAATTGAATAGCTAAATTGTTCTCTATGAATATCACAGAATTATTATGGGAGTGGTTACAGATTACATTATTTTTAACTGATATATGAGTAGGGAGAATTTCAGACATAGGTTTATGACCACCTCCACCAAGTAATACATAATCATTGGAGCTACCTTTCTTAATAAATCCATTGGCACGAGAGTCGCCAAATTGATAAGAGTTGCCTGTATTTGCATCTAGGAAATGTCTAGCTTTCCCAACGGCTGCTATATATAAGCCCCATCCTGGTATTCCATTGACCGCTGGAAAACCTAAGTCTTCACCATTAATAAATTTAGCATTGTTAGTAGTATATCCAATGCCATACATGGTAGCAAGAGCATCATCCGTGGGCTTATAATTCTCTCCTATTACATAGATTGGATTCGTTTTGCTATTGGTGTTATTATTAGCCGCAAAACAATCCACTATATACCCAGATATAGGGTTCTCCTTCTTAAATATAGCTTGATTAGTCAGTACAACATTACCTGTTAGAGTGCCTCCTGCCAGCGGCAAATAATTCAGACTAGGCTTCCCATCTATATCATCCCAACGGTGCCTGTGAGTACGATAGGCATATTCTGTGTGAGTGTGTCCCAATCGTGAGTAGCGATCATCGTGGTTATGGTCTGTTGGCGCTTTGCCTCTGAGAGCATCCCGCAAGCCTGCAATATTGTCTATTCCAAGTGTATCAAGGATACGTTTATTCTGCTTGATATAAGCAACAATCTCCCGCAGCTCGTCCAGCTCTGTATCAGGAGACTCTATGATCCTCATGAGGTTATCTATCAATTCCTTGAGGTTCTGTGCTGTCCCTGTATAACCTCCCTTGGGTAATAGTCCTGATATATCCACATTCCGCAACCCCTCCAATTTAGCGCGCTGCTCATTGGTGAAATCATTGGATGATAACATCTTCCCTGGTACTTTATCGACTTTTTTATCTAACAACTCACTATGGGCATGGGAATCTCTTAAGTGGTTCTGTAGCTGCTCCGCAGAAGCGGTACCCTCTAAAGCCGTAGTTAACCCGTCTATATCTTCCATAGGGACTTTCTCACTTTTATGGCGGAAGCTATCAAATATCGCCCAAAAGTGCTCTTGGTTAGGCTTCATAAAGTTGGAAAACCAACGCTTTAAGGTTGATAATGGTGTAATCATTGTGTAAATGGTTTTTAGTTAGAAGCCGACAAATTCTATATATTTAATGACACGATAAGGAGGCATGTTATTGTGAGGTTGGTCTCCTCCCGTTTTTGAGGTGTTTTGTTTTTTATAGGATTCATTTCTTTCTAAGGGGTAAGTTCTATTTCCTATAAGTTCCCCTCCTCCGTAGAAATTGTATAGGCTCTCACTACCTTGTTTATGGCTATGGCTTGGTATTTCGTCTATGGTTAGGGTATGTGTTTTTTCTCCTCCTTCTGCACCTATACGGCCAAAATCGGTATCGGAGCTATCGTACCCTATGGGCATTCTACCTCTTAGGGGTTCGTATTCTCGCCAACCTTCAGGAATAGGCTCATTGGCAGGTTTCCCCCATATAGCGACTAATCCTATAGGTACTGTCTTTCCTACTCGCTCTTCTAGTTTTTCCAATCGTTTGAGTAAGGAATTTTCATTAGTGAAGGATTGGGCTTCTATTTGTTGGTTGTTTAAGGGTCTTTTAAAATTTGCCCATAAATACCCACTTGCGCTGTTGCCAAAAGTAGCATAGCGGGTATATTCTACGGCTTTCTCTACGCCGTCCTTGAATATTCGTTTCCGTGTGGTCTCTACAATAATGACCTTTTCGGATATGGGTGCACCTTTGAAGGGAAGCACCTCCCCATTGATATATACCACTCCATCGGTAATACTACGACCTACCCGATCACAGCCCGAAAGAATACTTAGGTTCCCCGCTATATTTCCCAAATAATTGAATAGTTGGTAGCTCTGCTGCATAAATTTGAGGGTATAGGCACCCAAGGGAAACCCTCCTGTGTTGTCAAAGTTGATTTTATTCATAAATCATTATATATCTTTTAGATGCTATCTTGTAAGCCTCAATAAGGGCTTTAATCTCTACATTTCTTGTTCGTAATGTCTTCGGTATACGTACGGAGAAATTCACCCCACTCACTTGCATTTCTCCCGAAGTATATAGGTATTTTTCCTCTAAATATACAGGTTGATTTTCCGCCTCCGTATAGATATACACTGCGTTAAAGTGGGTCATATCCTCTATACGGATACGCCTTAATGTTTGGTCAAAACTATCATTGAGAATCTTCCTTAGATAGCACTTTTGTCCGTTATGCGTGAGGGTTATCAGGTCACTATTCCGCTTTTGGTTAAAGCTATATTGGAGTTGTTCCAAGGGGGCAATAAGTATCTGTAACCAAGCTACAAGGCGTGCTTTTCTTAAAAAAGTAGGTAGTAGCAAGATCACGAGCCTCCGCAAATTGAGTTCAAAGATTCTCATAGGTAGGTAATGGTGCTTTTGGTATCGTTATTTGTATCAAAATTCACCGCAAAATAACCACTTTCGGGTATGCGACTTATATTTATCTCTTGGAAATTACCCCATATACTCCCTTCTATCCACTTGGTTTGGGCGAGGTCTATACTCACATCCTTGACCCCCTCCACCCCTTGAATAACATCGGTAAGGGCTTGTAGGGAGAGCTCACCATTGAAAGACAAACGCTTGAGGTAATCCTTAATGGCTTCTTTTACCGTTTGCTTGCCCGAATTAACATTCATTCCATTCTCGTTCAGAATAAGTGGGTTACGAACAATGCGGATAGAGAGTTTGAGCCAATCGGGTTGGTTATTCAATATCGTAACATAGACCCCCGCATACTTGATTTCATTGATATATCGACTAAATGCCTCTTGCTGGTGAGTCGTCACTGGGGTGAGTGTACCTGCGTTGTCGGTAGCTATCTTAATCACGATACGGCTCTCAGTTGGGGCATCAGTGACAGCACAATACTTGACTACCTTGCTCGCTTCTATCTGTTCCTCTGTTCTTCCATGATTGTTGAACTTGTCGCTATCTGGCAGCAGGTCAAAGCCGTATTGAAAGGCTAAGGCACGGCTATGATACCATTTGGCTGTACCTGGTTTAAGCTTGGCAATTCTCCTATCAATATCTGCCCTGTGTAGGTCAAACAGCTTCTCCAAACTCCATATTGCTAGAGCTATGATGTACACCCACAATCGCCAAATAGCTACTTTGGAGGTGCTATTGAGTTCATTAAGGGCGGGCTCTTGCGCCTTAGCCTGTAGAATAAGGGTTTGTATTTCTTGTATGCTTCGTGCCATTGTTCAGTTGTTAGTTGTCAGTAGTTTAGCCTCCTACTACAAAATCAAGGTTAATAGCCCATATACTGATACCCTCAAGGCGTTCCAACACTTGCTTGTCCGCCTTAGTGAAAGCTGTAGCAGGTTGGATGTTCTTAGCCGTGTAATAGTTAAGGATATCCTTGTTGGAGATTTCTCCTATAAGTAGGGAAGCCCCCGCCACCATATCGTCGGTAATGCTCTTTTCATTCAGTACAGCCAACTCAAAGATACTCTCAATGGTACCTGTATGTTGCAGGGCGAGGTCTAAAAGGCTTTGATTATGTAATACTGTTATAGTCATCCTCTAATTCAAAAGTTTTATAGAACTTCTTATTAATTATCTTGAGCAGTACTTTAGCGAAGCGAAAGCCTAAACAATCTAAGTTCTCCAAGAGACTCACCAGGAGTTGCCATATAATTCCTATAAGTACTATCCAGTAAAGCCAGTGGAAGGGGTCGAATTCAAAACCTCCAAGACTTGGAAACTCCACATTAGCCGAGAAGGTATGCAGTATATAAATAGGTACTAAGTAGGTGGCTATCTTCAACAACATACGCCCAAACTTGCGACTCTCGTGCTTTTCACCTCGCTTGCGGGAGGCTTGTACGCCTGTAACCCATTCAAACACTAACAATACCACGTATGCAGTTAGGAATAAATGATTGAATCCAAATAGAAAATGCACAGTGGCAAACAGAAAGGAGAGTATTACGTCCATCTTGATAAAAAGAGCTGAAAAGGTATGACCAAAGGAAGAGTGTAGGAAGTCTTTACTATCCCTAAATCCAAATCCTTGTAAAATGTAATTGAGTGTTATCATCGTTATTAGTTTATTTTTTTAGCTTATGGTTCCCGTTCCTACACTGGTAGTGGCACCCGTTTGTTCTTTGTTTAGTGCCATAGATTAATTATATTGTCCATCAATTAGTAACTTGCCGCCCTCTTTTAGGGCTACATCGTTAATCTGCATACCATCATACTCCAATTGTTTCTTTATTTCGATGAGTACTTCGGTATAGAGGTCATCTGCGAGCATTTGGGCGATGCCTACCCCTACTTCTGGGTGTTCTTTCCATTCTCCCTTTTCAGTAGTGAGTATAGCCTTTTGTTGTTGGTTATCAGAGTGCCCCACCTCAAAATCACCTGCCAATAAGCGTAGGTCATTGTTGTCATCTATGAGTATATCTTTCATTAGCTTGTCTGCAACTGGTTTATACTATTAATTGCTCTGAGGAGTTCCTCTTTCACCATTGCTCCAAAGTTCTCTACTCCTTCACGTACAGACGATACATATACCTTAGTATCGGTGCCTACATTGCCTATTTGTATATTGATATGTGTTTGTCGGGTACCTCCTGATACAATGTTGTCTTTGGTCTTAGCTCCTTCTCCTGTGGTAGCTGTAGCATCTCCCGTAATAGGGCTTATCCCTGGCATGGAACTACTTTCGGTTTTCATACCTAGCTTGCCCATTAGTCCGTCTTTTACCTCCTTAAAGCTCTTAAACTCTAAAGAATCCCACGCTTTGCCAAGAGCTTCTTTAGCTTTAGCCTCTGCCTCACCTGCTTTTTTATAGCCCTCTGTGACCGATTTGGCACGCTCCTGCAAGTCGTTTTGTATCTTGGCAATCATCGCTTGATTCTCGGTACTATCACCTAAACCAACGGCTTCTTTGAACTTATACCAAGCAAGCTTACAGGCATCTATACCCGCCATAAAAGCATTGACTGCTGTATTCCAATGAGCCTGATAAGTAAGGATAAAAGCCTCCCAACTATATTTCATGCCTTGTATGGTATATTCCCACGCCTTACCCCAACCACTTACCCCTACAATGCAATAGGCAATCATAGCTATAAGAGTAATAATACCCACTATTATCCACGTAATAGGATTAGCTAAAAAGGCTAGGTTCGTCTTAATCACTGCCCAGGTAAGCCTATTTTGCCAAGCCGTAGCAATAGCTGTATAGGTGTTGTGCAGTATTAGTGCAGTGGTGAATATGCCTATAGCTCCTGCAATACCCCATATAACGGGATTCCCTTCTTGAAACTTCTGAATAAGCCAACCTATACCTCCGCCTATACTCTCAAAGACGGCGGAAATAAAGTCTACCAAAGGGCCAAGCATAGGGCTAATAGCTTCATATACTTTTAGAGCAAGTTCGGTGATAGAATCCATCATCTTGTTGAACTTACCACTAAGGGTTTGTCCTGCCTTTTCTGCACCTTGGTAGAATAGCCCTTGTTTATCGGTTGCCCATTCAAAGGCTTGTGCGAGTTCCTGTGCTGAAATCCCCCCTTTACTCATTCGCTCCTTGAGCTTGGCCATACTCTCGCCCGTACGCTCACTTATCACTTGTAAGGGGTTGAAGCCCGCGTTTATCATCTGCATTAAGTCCTGTCCTTGTAGCTTGCCCGCCGAGGTGGCTTGTGCAAAAGCAAGTGATAGGCTTTGCATTTTCTGCGCATCGCCCATAGCAATATCACCTATGTTCTTGAGCTTGCCAAAAGCAAACTCAGAGGAAAGTCCGAAGGACATCATTGTCTTCTGTGCTTCAATAAGCCCAGCCTTATCATAGGGTGTTTTTACTCCATAATCGGAGAGTTGAGCATATAAGGCTTTAGCTTTTTCTACATCGCCACGAAGCAAAGTAGTGATATTGGCTTGTTGTAGGTCTGCCTCCATCCCCTTTTTGATACTTCCCCCTATTGCAGCTCCCGCCAATATAAGAGGGTTAGTAGCTATTCCAGGTAGGCTGTTTAGGGCTTCGGAAAACCACGTCTTTATTTTACTCCCATTGAGGGTTTGCAATTTGGTAATACTACGCTCTAACTTGTTTATCTCGCTGTTGTACTTGCGAATAACAGCCAAGTTTTCTACGGGCAATAAGTCTCTTTCGGCTTTGAGTAAGGCTATTTTCTGTTGCAAAGTATGTACTGAAGTCCCCATCTGAGCAAAGCCTTTAGCTACTTTTGCTTGTGTTGCCTGTAGCTCGCCAAATTTATCCAGCATAGTATCGTTAGTTACGCTAATTTTTTGTAACTTTGCACTGACTAAATCTTTAAGTGTTAATGTATATTCTAAAATATTTGCCATGAGAGTCTTATTGTTTTTCTTTAACATCCTTGCCTCTATAGGTTTATTGCTCCTAGTTTTTGCAGGATTTTTCTATGGGGCTGCCCTTTTTTGTGTGCCTTTCTATGCTACCTATAGGGCTTTTACCGAGAAAGATCCCTCTACTAAGAGGAGATACACCACTACAGCTATTGCCAGTACAATTTCCTTTTTCCTTATAGCAATACTTGCCCTTATGCTCTCCAAAGGAGCCGAACAAGCAAGAGAGCGTGAAAGACAAAGGCTACAACAAACTACCTATACTACTTGTATTGTTCCTTCTCCTTTTGCCTAAGCCATTCAAGCTCTTTTACTCGCATAGCCCACTGGGTATCGGAGAGGTCGTCAGGATTGGCAATGTGCATATAATAACGCAGTGAGGCGTTGGTGATACGAAGCCAATCCCTTCCCTCGTCTATTTCCGCATCACTTAGAGCTTTTCCAAAGTAGCCTCTTTAATTTGTATAAGGTCGGGTAGTTTGCTACTTACGGCGAGGAACAACTCATCGTTTGTCTTTATCTCTTCATCGCCACCCAACCAACAGTTCTCAAGTATGACCTCATTAAACCTTAGCGGATCCTTGGTAGCCAAGGTCGAGGCATAGCTAAGGGTTTTACGGTCGGGGGTACGCAAGTATACCTTTTTGTCTGCTACACTAATTACAAAGATGTCTTTGTACTGCTTTTTCCATTCTTGGATTTGTTCTTTAGTTATCATTTAAATAGATTTTAAAAATTGTTTAATTGCCTATGGGTACTACCCATTATGACTGACGATCTACATCGATGAAGATAATAGGTAACTCTACAATCATATTCTTATCGCCCTGCTTCATTCCTTTTTTCACCTCGGTAAACTCAACATGCCTTAGAATGTCGGTTACTATCTGTCCACCATCTAAAGGAACATAAGAAACGACAAGGTCAAAGCTAAGCCCTAGTATATCTTTACTGGGAGCATCGCGGGTCATTGCCTCAAGCTCACTCTGCCAAAGGCTTATTTTACCCTCATAACTACGGTTTCCCGCCACCACTCCGTGAGGTTTGCAACCTCTACCATAAAGCAAGTCTTTCTCACGCTTTTCGGTATATTCCACCTCTGTAACTCCTATAAGGATACGCCCCCCAAAAGCGATAGAGATGTCACACCACGCATATTGTTTGCTATCGAATGTTGCCATTTTTTCTAATGATTAATTTAATTATTAATGATTAATTACCTTAGGAGGTAATTGTTGTAGTAAAGCCAATATTTACCTCTATAAAGTCTGCATAGCCCACAGGTAATAGTTTGATGCCTATCACCACTTTACCCGTTTGTAGCACACGTTGTGTGGGGTCTATATCAATTTTTACTGACGAAAGCTCGCCCTGCGATACCATTTGGCTTTGTAGAGTACTTTCAAGTTTGGTTTGCCAACTCTTTATAATAGCAGGGTGAATACTGCCATCCTTAGATAGTAACACCTCGTCGCTGAGTTCCTCTACCAGCACTCCATAGCTTAGGAGCATAGCCTTGTCCATTACCAAGCCGTTGCTAAGGCTCTTAAAGTCGTCAGTGGTCTTAGTTAGCGTATTATCGCCCGAAAAATAATAACCAGAGCGACCTACGAAAGTGCGGAAAAAGATATATCCTTTATCGTCTATTGCATCCCATTGGTCAGATTTGCTATCTATAGTTGTGCCGTCGGTAAAGTAAGCTACTAAGGGCAATACATTGCCATCTTTCACACGGTGAATTTTGCGCTGTACGGGTATTTTTGTGATTTTACCTAAAAAAAGTCCTATAGCTGCATCTTTCTCTTTGTCGTCATTGGCGATAAAGCAAGCCACTTTGTTAAGTTCGTTTTCCGAAAAATTAGTAAGGTTAGCTACTTGTCCGTTCCAACGGTTGCCTGACACCACTACCCTAAAGGGCATATATTTCTTTTCAAAGTGCTCAGCAAGGGCTTGCCCTTTTACCACAGCTGTTTGTACATCAGCATCTAACCCCGCAGTAATGGTTTCACTACCTGTTGCTTTTTTCACTACCCCAAGCACACGGATAGCTCCTCTGGCATCAGCTATGAGAGTTGGAGCAAAGACACCATCTTTGTCAAGCATTGCCGTCATAGTGGTAGCATCTGATACGAGCATTACCCATAAAGGAGTACCCGTTGGAGCTTGGTTATAGAAAGCTTTGATATGCTTGTAAGCAAAGGGGTTTTGAGTTTCTGATATACCCAAAGCTACAGCTTCTTTAAGCGAGAAGATTTGGTACGACTTGCCCAGCTCTACTTTGCCACTCACTGTAACTCCCGTTGCTATAAGTCCTGTAGTCTTTTGTATAGTCGTTGTCCTGCCTAATCCGTCTTTGGCGATATTAAATAATACTTTAGGTAATGCCATTATGCTTGGTTTTTAAGGGTTTCTATTCTATCCGCAAGGAGGGATAGTACTTCTGAGCGGTTTTGTTCGTTCTCTTCCTGTAGAATAAGAGTTTCTAACAAATCTACATCTTTTATGGAGGTGATAGCTTTTTCCAACTTCTTTTTACCTAATTGTAATATATCAGGACTTGTAGGATCTACATCTCCCGTTTGCTCATCATCTGATTCGTCCAATAAGTCGGAAGAATTATAGCTCTCCACGGCGCTATCATCTAAGGTTTGTGCGTGGTTTTGTGCATCTTTCTTTAGTAAGAAGAGGAAACCATCGGAGGTAGCAAAAAGCTCTTTTGCTTCTTTGTTATTTTCAAAATATTGTTTTGCTTTTTCTGCTGTTGTCATTGTATTCTGTTTTAAAGTTAATATAGGAGTAGGGTGAGGTGTGGATACTATTGAACTCGTCCTCTCACCCTACTATATTCCTACAATATAGCTCCTAAATATTTAGGTGTTCTGGCACGAATAACCCCTACTAAGGCACGCTGTGCAAAAGAGATGGCATCGGCTTGTAGACCTGCATCTCGTAGGGTGGCATACATCTTTACATCGCCGAAGCAACGGAACACTTCACTTGTTACCCACATAAATGAAGCGCGTTTATCGCTACTTGCCTTGACAGATCCAAAAGGTTTTTTCTCCTTAGTAGTGCCATCATAAAGTGGGTTTTGACTGTATTGGAATACGTTTATTCCATACATTTGTTTTTCGTTCATAATATCCTTGTACAGACGCTTGTCCTCCTTACGGATACGAGCAAAGTGCTCAGGAGTGAGGCAGATGTTTACACCCTCAACGATGTCTTTTTCCTCCATAAACTGCTTAAGGTCAATAATGGCATCTATTATTGAGTCGCTACCGGTAAGAGCAAGCACCTTATTCCATTCATTGTCCTTTTGTGGTGCCCATGCCCAAGCGGCACGCTTGCCTAAATTCTTAGCAAGAGAAGCACGGTGGCGTTGTATCACACTGGAGCGTTTGTCATAAGAAAGCTCAATTTCCTGCAATTCACGGTGTAGAGTTTGTTCAGTAGAATAGGTTTTAAGCACCACTTCGTTAGCTATATCGTCAATAGTGGCTACTGGCAATGCTGAACTGGAGGAGGCGAAATAGTCTTCGTGTACCGTTGGTTCCACACCTGCCTCTGCTAAGTGTAGTTTATTATTCTCTACATATTGTGACAAGTCTACACTCTGATAGACAAACGAATTATTAGGGATAGGGTTTTCTTTAATACCTGCTATCCATACTTCTGTCTGTAGCCCCACCATAGCTACTCCTTTGAAAATAGAGGGAGTAACATATTGAACTATAGTAGAAGTCGCTACAATAGCTGTTGCTACTATGGGTACTGAAGCACCTACGATTGGTGCAATAAACATTGAGGCTATAAGTGCCAATAATGCATTAATGAATAATGCTTTTAATGATAATCTCATACTTTTTAATCTGTTTTTAAGGGTTATTAAATTACTTTTGGGTATAACGTACACCTTTAGCATACTCTTTGGCTAAGCGGGCGTACTCTTCAGGCTCTTCATCTCTGAGTTGGCGGAGCTTTGCAGGGTTGTATTTTTGCAAGTAGTCAAAACTCTCATCGGTAGTAGCTCTTGGTTTTGCTCCTGCCCCCAACACTACCTCACGTACGGCGTTAGTCTTTCCTCGTTGTGTATTCTCAGCTTCTTTGTCAGCTACAAGTTTAGAGAGTACAGCTTTTTGTCCGTCAAAATCGGCTTCAAACTGCTTTAGCTGGCTTTCTTTGAGGACTTCTGGGATAAGTCCTAATTGCACAGCTTTGTCTACCAAGGTTGTAGCTTCGGCAGTGCGAGTTTCGCTAATTGTCTTTTTCAAAGCTACTATTTCGGCATCTGCTTTTTCTTTAGCTGTTTTGAGGTTATGTAAGGCACTTAGTACTGCCTCTTCTTTCACATTGTCGCCCATACCCAAGGCAAGGGCTATCACTTTAATATCCATATTATTTGTATTATGTGTTACTATTTTTTTAAGTTGAAAGGGCTTTCCGTCTTTGCATAGCTTGAGGGCATTGTCGTTGCCCCCTATATCAACAATGGAGATCTCCACAAGCTTACAAGCAGTTACTGTTTCATATACTTGTCCTTCTAAAAGATGATGTGGATCAGCAGATACTTCTTTGATTTCGGCAAACATAGAAGCCATACGTATATAGCCACGTTCTACTTTGCCAGCTATCTTCTTAGCAAACTCGTCTTGCTCGTCAAACTCTACTTCAGCTATAAGGGTAGTCCCTTCTTTGTAGAGCTTTGTACAACGCCCAATGACTTCACTACCCTTGTTGCTATATCCGTCTCGCTCGTGCATAAAGAGTACAACGGGGTTTCTCATATATTGGGCGTAGTCAATACCATCTGTAAGGATACGGTAGCCATAGCTATTAACGTTCTCGGTATTGATAATAAATTGGTGCTTCATTGGCTTCCTATTTTGGGTTAATTTCTCAATTCGGGTGCAAAGGTATTGCAGGTTTTACGGTGGGGAAAATCGGCGTACAAACCTTGTACTAATTCTGTACAACCATTGTACTTATTTTGTACAAGGCTTGTATAAGAATTTCGTCACCTCCCTTAATCCCACGAACTTTGCAACGAAAAAACAAAGAAGTATAATGGAATTTGACCTCAAAGAACTCACTGCACGAGCATTTTTGGATTATGTAGGCCCAGCCTTTCCCTCGTGGTGGGCTAATAACAAAACAAAATATGTACTACCAAGCCTCTCGAATATTAGTGAAGCGCGTAGCAATGGTAGCCAATACTTTATGACCTTTAAAGTTGCCGATAAAGCAGGCGTGCAAACGCTGTTTCCTAACGAACCTTTAGTGAGCTTTTCACTCACTAAAACCATTGTAGAGACGGCAACAGTAGGCAAACACCGCAGGGGTAAGGTAAAAGAGTACATCGCTACTGAAGACTGGCAGATTACCATTAAGGGGCTTTGCATAGACCCAAACAACCCCGACTTGTACCCTACTGCACAAGTACAAAGCCTTAACCGCTTGTTTGAAAAGAACGAAAGTCTGGAGGTCATAGGTAACAAACTCTTTACCCTCTTTGATATTCGTAACATCGTGCTGAAAGACATTAGCTTTGAGGCTATGGAGGGCAAGGAGGGCATACAGAAGTACACCATCAAAGCCGTGTCGGATATGGACTTCTATGCCGAATTAGACGAAAAACGAACCCAACTTAACAACTTATACTAATGTTCGTATTACAGGCAATTATAAAGATAGGTGACTATACTTTTAAGGCAGTACATAGCGTGAAGATCACCAAATCAGTAGACGAGTTAGCCGATACCTGTACGATTGAACTTCCTACCCACTTTAAAGTAGCCAAAGGAGGTGATAGGCTCTACACGGAAAAAGCTATCAAAGCAGGCGATAAGGTGAGCGTTACCCTTGCTTATGAGGGTGTATATAGCGGAGTAGAGTTTGAAGGCTATGTAAAGAAAGTCAAGCCAAACATTCCCGTAAGCATAGAGTGTGAAGACGCTATGTATTTGCTCAGACGAAAAAACATCAACAAATCGTGGCAAAAAACAACTCTTAAAGAAGTATTGCAGGAGGTAGTGAAAGATACTCCTATTACCTTGGCTGATAATATACCACAAATGCAGTTAGACCAATGGCTTATTCGCAATGCCAATGGTACACAGGTGTTGGATAAGCTCAAAGAGGAATTTAGGCTAAGTATCTTTATTAATGATGAGGGCAAGCTATATGCAGGGCTTTCGGAGCTTACTAATATAGGGCAAACAGCACGCTATGACCTCAATTATAACA